CGGACCCAAATCTACCAGAAACTGGTACATTTAGTCTCACGGACGTATGCGTACTCTTTTGTTGAGATGTACGACATACGCGGGATTTCCACGGTTACCTTTCGGTTACCGTGAGTCCTTGTGACACGACGCTTTCTCCATATGAGGATTGGAGAAAGGTCGTAGTTCCTCAAAACTGAAAACTGAGGAACTTCGTTACTGCGTCGTAGATAGATACTACCGCCTGTGAAAGGCTGTGCAGCATCTGGTCTATGTAGTCGAAGCCAGTAGTAGGGTTCATGTCTTACCTCCTTCTGAATACGGTCCTTTGACCGTATACAGGAGTATTTGTAAGAGCAATTCCCGTCTGCTATTGGCAGAGCGACATCCATCCCCCCAAGAAAACTTGGAAGAGAAAGAGCAGTACGTGTCAACACTCCAGCAGTTTGCGACTCATTTTCGGGGCAAAGATTTATCTGTCCTTTAATAAGTTTAGCAATGCTACTCAGAGTGGTAGGAATCTCGTACTCATGGAATCGGTTTAATAAGCCGTTAATCCATTTGTACAGAAGAGCATCTGATTCGATTTCATTCGTCAGACACCTCCCTCCGTTCCTAGGTTGGAACGGTCTTACATCCACGCCGCGGTAGAAATCTCCGCCGCAGCTCTCCCGGAAGAATCCCGAAGTAAACGTTTTTTCTGCGTTTACTTTGAAACCGGATTCCTCAAGAGCGAAGATAAGGTTATCAGCTAAATCAGCTGACACTATCATATCGTCGCCGTACACAGAGACAAGTCTCTTCGTGCGTCTTGAATCCTTCATGAGCCTTTTCACGGCTTCAGCGAAGGCCCGGAAGATAAGTGTTTCAAGCGGGAACGTGTAGCCTATGCCCATCGTCGCAAATGTTTCCATCTGTGTACGATTGCCGTTGGGTAACACGCAGCAACCTATCCTAGTTTCTAGCAAGAACTGAAACCAAGAAGTAGGTAAGAGATACTCAACAAGTTTCGTTGAGACCGAATCGGATGCATGCGACAAATCAATAGTCGCAAGTGATCCATCAACGGATCCTCTTTTAGCTAGGGTCTTATGCCGGTCTTGTAAATACGGCAAGTTGATCCGCTTCCTTTTGAACCGTAGGTTTATCATCCGTTCAACTCCTTTGCTGATAAAAGCGCCGGCAGTTGAGTTAGGCATGATCGTCCTCAGTGCTTTGAAAGACTTAGGGACTAACGTGAGTTTAACCTCGTCAACCTCTTGGTACGTTGTACCCTCCTGCTTCAGCATATAAGCGGATGCTAAGGAGCCACGATGTAAATCGTGGTGAATTAAAGATTGACGATAGGTACCACTTATGGGTATTGTGTACTTCTGTGCTTCACATGCAGAACGAAGCGAAACCCCAATAGTGGCCCCAGACGTGTTACTACAACGGTCTACGAGTTCTTCGTAGTCGAATTCACCAAGAAACTGATGAATATACTTTCGGGCCGCTTGATGAACAGACTTAGTATAATCACTAACCTGGTCAAGACTTAAACCTTCAAGTTGAGTCTGAACCTCTAGAAATTGATTAATCGCTTTCTCAGTAAGTTCTTCATCACTAAACAGGTCTTGTTTGAACCTGTACCGTTTCAACAATGCAGAAACTTGATACCTATATTTGTAAACAAAAGGTTCAAGTGCATCATTGAGCTCCACTTCTTCACCCAACTTTCGTAGTGAAGGTACATCCTTACTCCGGGCATAAAGTACTGCCTTAAGGAAGTAAGGATCTCCGGAGGTAGCGTAGAAGTCGGTTGCCAGATTTGCCATAGTTTCAAATAGCAAATCGTCCTCGTCTATGATCGGACGGAGCATAGTGATTCTCCTTTCGCTGGTATGGTTGCCAGCTTTTGGATTGAAAGGAAGAATTACGCAGCTACGCCTGACTGCCAAAATGGATCCATTGCGCCACCATCGATCGCTCCAAGAGCGAGCGACTTAAGGTGGTTTACAATGGAAGCCCCGCCGCCAACCACATCCATCTCAATTCTAACTGTTGAGAATGTTGGTTGGTTAAAGGAATCCAAAGTTGGCACGGAGATCGAAATAGACCTTTTAGCTTTGGTCTGTTGCTTTCTCGCATAGTCGATACGGCCTGCACGTGCTTTAACAGTGATTTGCACCGGATTTACCGATGTATAATCAGTGCCGTCAGCAAATGCAATATAGTGTTTTCCGCCGACTACGGGTGTAAAGTCCTCATAAGTATCGAGAACTTGATTGTAGCTGATAGCTGTCGCTATGACAGGTGCTAGCCCGAAAGGTGTGCTTAACACGCCCATGATGGCCCTCCTTAGGGTCAGTAGTGAGACAACCGTCGAAGTTGGCCGATTATGGCCTGATTACTTAGACAAATTGTATCAACTAGGTGCCGTAACTGGATGTTGCAGTCCAGGGACGGAAACGCGGGATACGCCGGATTCTTCGTTCGCATGTAAAAGAACGTAGAAATCTCGTCCCCCCCAAGGGGGACCCTGCCTAAAGAACCATAATCTGCACTAACGTAATTAGCACTGAGCCCCGTAAGGGAATCTACAGTAGTAGTTTGGCTAGTTACAAATGATGGACCATATTCGACAGAAACGTCAAATGGTATACCAGTGAGCCATTGGCCAACATTGGTAAACCAGTCCGCCATGAACGAGAACGGAATCAACTCCCATGCAACTGAGAGCAAATCCTTGGGTCTAACACTAGACCACTGCTGAAGTAACTGTAGGGTGGTTTTATCTTTCACCTTGAAGAAAACTCCAGCACGCGCTACTTCCG